CGCCCGGGAAAATCACCCGAAATTGTTCCAAATCCACGATACCACACAGCTAAGTTTACCCAAGGTACATATTCGCCGTCAATAACGGAACATGAGTGCTTCAAAAACTGCATGTCCTCAACGTCAGTACAAACTTGAGTCTTCAACTCATAACCACAATCCTCACCAGCCAGTATGTACTGGCGCAAAAACTGTTCTTTGGTTACGAGTGAAGGATCTGGCACCCGCTGCGAAAGACGCAGTGAAATGCACAAGTTGGCAAAATTATTCATGGTAGTGGTGAGAGCACTGCCACTATACAATCGCATAGTTGTGAAAAAGTATTTAACTTTTTCACGGCGATTGTGTGGATTGCTCATCACTAATGACTCACGCAAATACTTAAACGCATTTCGTATAGCTGCTGCGTGAAGGTTGTCAAAACCATATGTTTTTGATAATAATTTCTCTAGTCCAACAAACATGGGTGTAGTGTGTGAATTATCACATTTCTTCACATCCGCATTAAACACAATTCGACCGTCAGCACAACCGGCGGAAACACACGAATCATCAGAAAAGTATACAAATTCGACCTTGCCGAATGCTACTGTATCTAATGACTTAAACACATTGCTAAGAGCAGTGTGATCTGGTGTAGCGCAAAATGTGCTAACGTAATTGCCATGTGCAAATGGATGTGTCCAAGCTTCCTTAATGCTCGGAAAAGGGTGTGCGGTAAGTTGGGTGCGGATCTCACCTAAATCTGCTATCCCACGGCACTTACCAGCCGACAAGAGTTCAAACTTCTTGATTTTGTACCCGACGGGCCTACGAGGCCCGTCCATCCCATCCAATCTCCATGAACGATCTAGAGCTTTCCGCATTATACGTTTTGGATGTGGCTCATCCAACCACACCTTGTAAGATTCATCCGGGCACAACCGCAAAATATGTGCTTCCAAATGCATTTTAAACTTATGCAGGGCGGGTCTAAGTTGACGTAACACGCGCGTCTGGTTATGGCGCATCCGGGCGGCAAATCCGGGTACATCCTTACCACGTAGCTCTAACAAGCGCGCCATAGCAGTGCGCTGTTCGAATGGTCCGACCCCAGGTAATGAAATGGCCGGTATATGAAAGAAGGGCCCACAAACAGAACGATATGTGGCATTATATTTGTGAACATCCATCTTAAAGGATGGGGTGTAGTCAGGGTTGATAATCCCAGACTCCAACATGCGTGGCAACATGATTGACTTCCAACGTTGTGTCAACAATGATGGATCAGGTGCAATAGGCACGTACTCAAAAGCAGGATTCCAACGAAAAAACCCTACATCAAATACGCCAACAGTGCCATTGCACAATTGCGCTAATCATCGGGTAGTTAGTGCGGCATACTCCCCATCTGGAGCTGCCACACCACTACCCAATGACAAATTGTACACACGAATCTTAACAGCCACCAATTGAACCGTGTTCAACATTACATCGTAATCATAAACTTGGTTCTTGTACGTAGTCTGTAAGAATGTGGAGGCCGAAAACGACAACGCTTGTAAACGCTGTGTGGTCACCTTCGTGTGCACGTTTGTTGAAAACAAATGATCAAGCAAATTCTGGTAAATCTGGCCACGTCTAGTGTAGCGGTATCCCAACCTATGAGCATAACTCAATGATCGAGATTCCAACCATGATATTCCAGCATGTCTGCAAGTTTGATGATTGGTGTCCATGGCATCCATAGGCAACATAAATGGATCAAATCCAAACACGCTACGTATTGGTTCCAAAATACACCCAGCACCTAAAAACTCTACCCACGTCCTGGTGTTGACACCAGGATCCATAGTGGGAATGATCATCCAGCGCAATTCATCCGCAAGGGATGCTTCTGTTTGTATGGAGGTTGATTCCCCAAATAAACCTGGACCCGGCGCTTTGTGTGCACCAGATTCCGATTCAATGTGAGAACCTACTTCGCTCACAGATTCCAATGAAACTGTGGGCGTATCACCAACATCGCGCCATACGCTACGCTTTCGTGATTTCTTAGCATTAAAAGCTTCACGCTTCCGTCGTTT